CCAACAATTCCAACGATACCAACGTTAGTAATTCCAAAACCAAGAATACCGTCTTACGGACAAATTAAAAACTATATCAAAACTAAAATAGATAGAATTAAACTACAACGCCAAAAAGCATCGGTCAAAGCATTAGACGAAGAACTTAAAAAACGAGAAAATCCGTTCAAATATAGAGAATCTTTAAAAAACACAGCACAACGAAATAGTGTTAATACGGTTCTAGGAAGATATAATAACCAGTAGAGGGTAATATTATGGACAAAGCATTGTTTAGAGCATATATCAAAGAATTGGTCAAAGAACAAATTGAAGAGTCAGTAGAAAAAGCAGTCAAGAAGATTCTTCCAGAAATTCTTGGCGAAGCTGTTGCGGAAATCAAGGGTAGTAAACCAAGTAAGGTAAACGAAGTAGCTACGGCTAAGCCAAAGTTTTCCCGTAGTCAACTCGCCGCAATGATGGGATTGGAACGTCACGGAGATACCATTACAGCAACATCCAAAAATGTTGGACCAGTAATGCAAGTTCCACAAGGTGTAGCTGAAGATAATCCTACGTTACAAGCCATCAATCGGGACTATTCCGCTTTGATGAAAGCAATGAAGTTGACCTGATTGGAGATATAAATGGCTCAGAAGTTTATCGGTGTCACATTACCAATCCGTTTGGGACAAACAGGAATGTTTGACCAATCTACTTCGGTAATACAACAAGTTCGTTCTAACTTTAAGAATTTAATTCTTACTAAGAAAGGAGAACGCGTTGGTCAACCGGAGTTAGGGTGTGACTTGTGGAAAATATTATTTGAGCCTATGACCGAAGATATATTGGAAAATGCTCGATTAGCTGTTGAAGATGCAGTTGACCGCTGGTTACCGTTCATCGAATTAACAGATTTTCAGATTACACAAACAGCAGATGAAAATATTATTAACATTCTCTGCACATATAGATTTAGAAACAATCGAAATGTAACGGACCAAGTAAGTATACTAACTAACGCTTTAGGTGCAGCGTCGGTAGCATTTCCACAAGAATCGGTTACACAAGATGAAATTGAACGAGTAAACAAGCAAGTTAAAAATGCTCGCCGTGTCAGAAGAATTAATTAATTTGGAGTTTTAAATGGCAACCAACCAACCGGTAATCATACAACCACGACCAAATGTCAAGCAAATCAATTATGTTGCGAAGACATTTACGGACTTTAGACAGAATCTTATAGATTTTGCTAGAGCATATTATCCAAACACATACTCGGACTTCAACGAAACGTCTCCTGGTATGATGTTTATCGAAATGGCATCGTATATCGGTGATGTCTTGTCATTTTATATTGATAATCAATTCAAAGAAAACTTATTAGCATACGCAGAACAACAAGAAAACGTCATAAGTATAGCTCAATTTTTAGGATACAAGCCAAATTTAACATCACCAGCAACGACAACTGCAACGCTATATCAATTAGCACCGGCTATCATAGTAAACGGTTCGTATGTTCCTGATACAAAGTATTTGGTTAAGGTATCTCGGGGGAGTACATTTACAACATCTACAACAACAGGTCAACAATCTATAGGATTTAGACTTCAAGAAGATGTAGACTTTTCGGATATCACAGTAAGTGATTATATAGTTAATACATTTAATAGTGGAAATCCCGCTACGTTCATTGTTACGAAGTCAGTAAAATTAATTGCAGCTGAAGAAAAGATTGCAACATTTTCTTTTGGAGCACCGCAAAGATTCACTTCAGTAACAATACCGGAAAGTAATATCATTGGTATAGAAGATATAACCGATTCAGATGGTAATCGGTGGTATGAAGTTGATTATTTAGCTCAAGATGTTATTATGGATGATGCGGATGTCACAGCAAATAATGAATCTGGAGCGCTTCCTTCTTCACGACTACGACTTCGCAGAGTTCCTCGTAGATTCGTAACAAGAATTTCTAGAGACAATCGTATGGAACTTGTCTTTGGTTCTGGAACAGATAATGCAGCAGAAGTCAACACTACCTTGGATTCTCGTCAAATTGCAAATTCTCAATATGGAAATAACACAGAAAATGTGTTGGGGAACGTAGCAATTAATAACGTAAATTTCCTAAACAGTAATGCATATGGTATATCTCCATTCAATACTACGCTAACGGTAAGGTATTTAGTAGGTGGAGGTGTAACCAGTAATACCACCTCCAATACTATTACACAAGTATCTACCTTAGCTACAGCGAATGACACCACCGGGTACACTCCGGCAGAGTTAACAGCGTTTAACGCAGCAGTACAAAGTATTACAATCAATAATGACTTACCTGCGACTGGTGGTGGTGAAGGAGAATCAATAGACGAAATTCGTCAAAATGCATTAGCATTCTTTAACGCACAAAATCGTGTTGTTACTGTGGAAGATTACGCAGTACGAACATACGCATTACCAGCAAAATATGGTAAAGTTGCAAAGGCTTACGCCGTTCGTGATGAACAAATCAATCGTATTTTAGCAACAAACAACGAACGTATTTACGTTGATAATCCAGTACGCCCAAATGCTATCAACTTGTATACATTAGGATATGATACTAACGGTAATCTAGCAGTATTAAATACAGTGGTCAAAGACAATCTAGCACGATATCTCGATCAATTTAGAATGTTAACGGATGACATAAACATTGTAGATGCTTTTATCATTAATATCGGTGTACAATTTGATATCTCTGTACTGAGAAACTATAATGTAAATGATGTGTTAGCTCGAAGTATTGGTACTGTACAAGAATTCTTCCAAACTGACAAGTGGAGTATTAACGAGCCGATTATATTAGCAGACCTGTCTTACAATATTGGACTGGTTGAAGGTGTCCAGACAGTTCGTAGTGTTAAGATTTTCAACAAGTATCAATTTATAGATGGCGTTGGATATCAAAACTATCGTTACGATATTGACGAAGCAACAATTAATGGGGTTATCTATCCGAGCCTCGACCCAAGTATCTTTGAGTTGAAGTATCCACAAACTGATATTATAGGAAATGCCACACAATGAAAAAAATATTAACCGCCAGTAAAGATACTACTCTTTATCAAGCATTTCCAACGATTAATGCGGGATTAGATGAAATATTGGAAATTGGTAAGGTAGTTAGAGCTACCCAAGAAGTTACCAGCTCTACCGCATACACTACCGGGTCTGCTAGGTCATTATTGTATTTTGACCTTCCTACTACCGCAAGCGTATTTTCTGGGTCAAACTTCTTTCTAAATTTAAAACTAGCAAATGCTGATAATGTTCGTCGTAACCAACGTATTCTAGTATACCAAGTCTCTCGTTCATGGGACGAAGGTAGTGGATTCTTTTATCAAAATGTAGAAAACGTCAATGATGGGGCAACGTGGAGACAATGTAGTGGTAGTACTTCGTGGAGTTTGGCTGGTGGTGACTTCTTAACGGGGTCCACCTCTGCGAGTATTACGTTATCAACATATCCATTACAAGATATCAGAGTTGATGTAACAAATATTCTTCGTCCGATTGTAAGTCAATCATTACAATCAACGTTTCATGGGTTGGCACTACAATTTCCAACATCTGACGAACTAGATAATCAGAACGAAGGAAATGTCAAGATTTTCTCTACACAAACTCATACAATCTATCAACCTACATTAGAAATTACGTGGGATAACCAAATATTCTCCACAGGCAGTTTAGCATCAATTCCGTCAGCACTCAATGTAAAGGTAGTCCCAAATAACTTACGAGAAACATATACAAAGGGTGACGTAACCCGTATTAGTTTCGTTGTACGAGATGAATACCCACTAAAATCATTTGATAGTACGTTGCGGTATAAGAACAAATATTATCTTCCATCTTCATCATATTATTCTATTGTGGACACTCAAAGTAATACTGTGGTAGTAGGATTTGATGAAAGTACTAAGATTAATACCGATGCAACTGGGTCATACATTGTATTAGACACCAATCCACTATATCAAGGAAGATTTTACACATTAAAATTAAAGGTAGTATCCGGCGATTACTCAAAGGTAATCAACACAGATACACTATTTAAGGTAGAATAATTTATGGCAAAAACGTTGTTGGATATACCTAATCCAGACAGTGAATCTATATCTAAAAAAGAACAGATAGACATATCCGTATCTCTATTTGATGTATCCGCTTCCGGACATGATGGGTTCATTATTACAGATTATGCAAATATTTCACAAACTGTAATTATACCTGAACCCAATTTAGTATCTGGTAGTGTATATTATACTCCATTATATAAAGAAAAACTTAATTATAATGTGTGGTTAACCACTATTAACAAAAACTTTGAAGAGTTAGACTAATGCCAAATCAAGAAAACTTTGCGAGTAATATAGAACAATTATCTCAGCAGTATCCACGGTATACTGTTTCTAGAGTTATAGCAAACAAGTCAAATGACTTGCTTGATATGGAAGTGTCATCCGATTTTTCAGAAAATATTCTTCAAAACAATGTTGAACTTAACTTATACAGTTTATCTGACAATTCACTAATTTTTGCAGATTTCATCAAACCTGTTAGTGGGTCAATCTACACAGAAACATTACAATATGAAGATGGTAGTTTACGTAAACTACTATATATTGACTTTGTTAAGGCTACACAAACCGCGGTTCATTCGCAAGTGTTTGAATTACCACCGGGTCAGTATTCTGTTACATTAAACTTTTTTGCTAATGAAATCGGCGCATACGATAACAGAATTTTAAAAGTAAATAGAATATCAACGTCAAGAACTGAAGTAGAGTTAAAATTAACAGACGTATCACAACAAAACGTATTAGAGCAGTTTGGGATACCAAGAATTAGTGTAGAATATGTTAGACCGGCGTTTCTTCAAATTTTTAACCAAACGGGGTCAGACGATTTAACTGTTCCGATGAGTTCGGCTAAAATTGATAGTTCTTCATTGTATCAAAATTTTACAAGTGGGTCTGGTGAAAAGCTTATTGAATATAATTTTGACGATGATGATGGTAGTCGTATTGGTATTAATACTATCGCACAAAATGTACTAAACGCAGCATATCCTATTGCGTTAAAAACTGTAAATGATATGATTTTGTTATCGGGAAGTACCAGTTTTACTGAAACAGAATTATCTCAATATGTTGTTAATGCTATAGACATTGCGTACGACTCAGCACTAGATGATGAAAAACGTAATCCACAAAATTATCGGTTTGACTTAATATGAGTACTTACAACATTCGTGAAAAATTTACATACGCAATAGCAAGTAGTAGTATTGATTATATTAGAAATTATAATTTTAATACTACAACGGTAACGGATATTCCACTGTCTATGGCAAACTTGGATACGGAAGTGCCGATTACAGTTAATATGACAACTACGGTACCATGGATACAAATTGTTAATCCTACTACCGGGGCCAATTTAAAATTTCCAAGTGGAAATGTGGTATTAGGACCAACCAGTACGAGTGTAGTATTGGTAAAAATAGATTTACCAACTGACATAGAAAGTGTATCAGCATCTGTATTATACCCAGACATCAGCTTGGATATCAAATCAGGTAGTTTTCCTATAATACCACCAACAGAAAGTACAACCACAACATTTGCTAAAAATACTATTACGGTACCACAAAGTACTTATACAATAGACCCAGAAGAACGCGTACAGATTGATATTACTGTATACGATGCCGAAGGTAAACCAGAAAAGGATGTACAAAATGTAGTTTGGAAGTCAAATAACACAAGTATTGTACAAGTAGAAGAACCAGAAAATACTCAAATAGATTATAATCCATATACTCCACGTATTATAAGAGGCATAGGAGCTGGAAGTGCAACGGTTACGATTACGGCAGGACCAGAAAGAAAAACTGACATTACATTTGTTGTACGAGATACTTCGGCACAAACTGGTGATAACACTAGTGGTAATGTCGATAATGAAAATGGTCGTGGCGGTGCAACCCAGTTTGAATAACATCTAAAATAAATTAATATGGCGCACAGAATATTTGTTAATACACAAAACTTAAATTATAAAGAAATTACACTCAATGAAAAGGGTGTGCAATTTGGGTTAGGCGTACCTACTGATTTGAGTGACAGTGAAAGAGCTGATTTACTGCAGAAAGTATACGAAATATATTTTAGTGCGGATGACTTAAGAGATAAAAAACGTAAGATACAAGTTGTCATTGATAGCTTAACTGACCCAAAATTCTTTGGCGACGGTGCGGTTAAGCCACAAATAGTTGAAAAATATATAAATCAAGAAATAGAAGCAGCCAGAACCAGAGTAAATCAAAACGCAGTAACTGCTGGACAAGTAGCTGCTGCTGGAACCGCGGTGACTACCGCAGCTGGAATAGCATTACCAGCGGTTCAAGCAGGCACAATCTTTGTTGTAGAATCTAGTGTATTAAATTTCGCAAGTTCATTTTTACCAGCGGCTGGATTAATTCTTGCAGGAAAATTAATAGGTGATTTAATAAAATCAACTCGACAAGCTGGAAGAGAAGATAACGCTGCATCGTGGAAAATGACAAGAGAAGATTTTCCAAATATTACTTCTCAAGCAATTATTAATAGTGATTCCAAACGGTCTATCGAACGATTATATGATGATAGAGGTGCTTTTGTACGAGATAATATTTCTACGGAAGATGCTATTGCGCGACTTGTTCGCGAATGTCTAGCAGACGCGTTATTTACTAAATTGGGTGTGACATCAGCGGAACATCCAGGCCCAAGAGATAATAATGCACTTCGTCGTCATTTTAAATTTGACCACATAAGAAGTGGAGCGGATAAACTTGAACGCACATATGTAAATGCACTGATTTACCTTAGTGGTTATGTGGGGCTAATAGATGCAATTTTAAATTTACAAAATGAAACATTATCACGTTCACCTGACGTAGAACAAGCATTAATTAATATTCCACTTCGTATTAGTTTATCTACTGCGAATGTTCAATTATTTGATGCACTTTCACAAACTGCTCGTCAAGTAGTTCGTGAAAAAGTACTGACATTCTTTGATGAAAATAGAGAATACAAGACTTTACTTAACTTCGGTAATGACAGACAATATGTCGCTGAAGCGTGGCGTCTTGCACCAAAAGACTCGGGGTCAGTTCAATTAAAATTATTACGTCCACTTGACACAGACATTGTAGCAGAAAATACAGCATTTATCAGTAGAGAATTGGCTGAATCTGTTATTGATACTGTCAATTTTGAATTAGGCCCCGCAGCAGACACTACTCCATATCTACGTCCATATAATATGGATTCACGAAATTATGTAGATAGTAAGATGCTTGCAACGAATACGACGTTGACTAGTTTAGGTCTGGTAACTGGGTCGGTTGGAGCGATTGTAAACGGAAGTTCTGTATCATACGAAGATACAGTATTCCGTCGTTGGTTTACTGGAGATTTTAAGTCATCTGAACTTAATATAGATTTTACTAATTATAATAACTTTGTTCACTTTGGGTCAGCGTACAAGAGACTACAATCATTCAACGAAAAGCTTATAAAAATTGATGAATTAACATCTGCTAGTATTTCGTCAAGTGTATCGAGTAGTACAATCTCGTTATTATTTAAAGCACAAGAAAAAGAAAACATTATTCGTAATTTCGACCCGTACGAACAATTCTTATACTATGCTTCTGAGTCCATCGCATATTCTGCAAGTGCATTCTATGTGAATGGAGAATTGGAATATAACCCAACAGGTTCTTGGCCAAAATTAGCAGATGGAACTCCTCGTAGTCCGTATGATACAGTTACCACAAATTGGTTAACTGTACAATCATCGATTGCCGAACGGTATGATTATAACAACCCAAATTATTTGGTGTTAAATCTTCCAAAACATATACAAGAAGATATAAGTTCAACTGATTTCTTAACCTTATTTGATATGGTTGGACATTTGATGGATAATATCAAGGTATATGCAGACCAATTCCCAAATATTTATTCAACCAATATCAATCCACTAGAAGATTTATCGATGGACCAGGTGTATGAGGTTGCACAATCCTTTGGATTACAACTTCCTAATGTATATGCATTAGAAAGTTTACAATCGTTTAATGCACAATTCTCTGGTGAAAGTGGGTCACGGTCATATGTAGCAGAAACATGGAAGCGG